AGGGAATTCGTTCTTTGATTTGCTGCTGAAGCATTCCGAGGTTCGAAACAGCTACAAGAACACGGACATGGCCAAGGTCCTGCGTGATGGCTATGTGCTGCCGAATGGCACCAAGATTTACGGCGCTTTCGAGTTCGGCGGCATCGTGTGGGAAAACTACCGCGGCTCCAACAGCGGTACGGCCATGGTCAACACCGACAAGGCGCACTTCTTCCCGATCGGAACCCCGGGTCTGTTCCGCACCGTCTACGCCCCGGCCGATTACGTCGAAACCGTCAACACCATCGGCCGACCGCGTTACGCCAAGCAGTGGATGACCCCGAACGGCAAGCGGGTCGAAATGGAATCGCAGAGCAACCCGCTCAGCTATTGCACCCGACCCAAAGTGCTGATGCTGGGCAAGAAGACCTGAGTTTGACGCCATGTCAAACCCCTGGTTGGCGCAGTTCGATGCAATCGCTGCGCCATTGTTCAAAGCCGCCGGCCTTGCTGACTCAGCCACCTACACAGCACCGGGCGGGCAGCCGGTGCCGTGTACGGTGTATGTCAATCGCGAGGTGCGAGTGATGGACAACAACGGCACCTATTCGCAAGTCACGACTATTGCGGCAAATGTTGCCGAAACCGGGCCGGTGACAAAGGGCGGCGTTTTCACGATCGGATCCGAAGTGATGACGGTCAAACGCCCGGTTCAAAAGGATGAGTCGCAATCGCTTTGGGTGGTGGCATGACCCGTAGCCAGGCGCTTATCGAGGCCGTCAAGCTGCGGCTGGCGGCCATTCAATCCGCCGACGGATTTGCAACAGACTCGGGCGATCAAGTTGTGCAAGGCCCGGAGCTGATCGACCCGACAAACTCGCCCGGGCTCGTCGTGCAATCAGTGCTGGAGGAATACACGACGCCATCAAAGGATGCTCCGGCATCTGGTCCGCGCTCAATGCGGACGGTCAACACGATCACGATTGCCAGCGCGATCACTGGCGATCAGTCGGATATCGGGGCTGAGGCTGAAAAGCAACTCGGCGACATCAAGCGGGCGCTGTGCATTGGTCCGTATATCGCCGATGCAAACGGAAAACAGGCAACGTTTGAACTGATCCGCGCCGACAAGTTCCCGATGGTCGACGGCGAACAGTTCGAGGGCGTCACCGTAACGATTCAGTGCACCTACACGGAGAAATGGGGCGACCCTGACGCGTAACCGCAACACAAACTGACAACCAATCGAGGCCCGCATATGCGGGCTTTCTTGTTTCTGGAGAGAGCGAAATGGCATTCAACACCCCGTTGACCAAAACGGAGAACTACGTATTCGGGCGCGGCGTGTGCTATTTCGCCAAGTTCGATGCAAATGGCGTCCCGCTGGGTGAGCGCGACCTGGGCAACGTCCCCGGCTTGACTCTCACCATCACGTCTGAAAAGGCCGAGCATTTCAGCTCACGCTCGGGACTGCGCCGCAAGGATTTGTCGGTGACCATTTCGGTTGCCTTCGATGCCGCGGTCACCATCGAGGACATGAGCGCCGAAAACCTCGCGCTGTTTGTCGCCGGATCCACGCAGACCATCACGCAGACCGCGACCCCGGTCACCAATGAGCGCATCTACAACGCGCAATCGGGGCGCGAATACCAGCTGGGCGTTTCCACCTCGAACATCACCGGCGTTCGCGGTGTCACGTCCGTCACCATTGGCCTGTATGAGCTGGTCAATGCGGTGGCCCGCGCCGATTCAACGGCGTACGCGGTTGGCGACATTTACAAATCCAGCACGAATGTGTTTCTGGTCACCACCGCCGGCACCAGCGCGGGATCTGCGCCGAGCTTTGTGACCACATCGGTTGGCTCAGCCACCACCGACGGAACCGCAGTGGTCAAGTTCCTGGGTACGACCGGCAATTACACTGTGACCACGCATTACACCCTGTCGGCTGATTCCGGTCGCTTCGGTGTCGTGGCTGGCGCGAATCTGGGGCTGGCGTGCGCGCTGTATACCGAGGTCACTGAGGAATATCTCAGCTTCAATGCCGGCTATACCCCGGTCGCCAATTCGCGGACCCAGATCACCAGTTCCGGCGAAGGTGCGGTGTCCGGTCAATTCCGGTTCATTGCCGACAATGCCGAGGGTGACAATCGGGATTTGTTTATCTCGTCGTGCAACCTGTCACCGGATGGCGAATTGCCGTTCATCACTGAATCGGAAGTCGCCAGCGGCACTTTCAATCTGGGTGTGAATGAGCGCGACTCGTCAACCCCGCAAATCATCATTGACGGGCGGCCGGTGTAATTCACTCACGGGCCGGCATTCGTCGGCCCCTTTGGGGAAATCATGGACAACAATTCCGTTCTGCCAGTCGTCACGCTGGCGGAATTGCAAGCCAATCTGCCGATCATGTCGCAATTCTCCGCGGGCATGTTCGGAGAAAAGCCCGGCGAAACTCCCGAGCAACGGCAAGCCAGCGCCGAAAAGTTCAAATCCGGATTGCAATTCACTGCAATGATTTTGAGCGCGGTCCCGCAGCTGGCGCGGGAAATGGGCATGACGACCGATCAGGTCATGGCATTGCCCACAGAAGTCGGCTTGCCGCGATTGGCCGCAAGCCTGGGCGGGATCACGCCGCAGAAGCTGCACGCGCTGTTTCTGGCCACCGCTGACGCTGGCCGGCTGTGCGAGGCCGCATTGAACCGAGCGGCGGCGCGTGGCTAGCAATGGGTTCGACACGCGCGAACTGAATCGCCTGATTCTGCAGCTTGGGCGCAATGCGACCAACGCAGAAACGGAATTCAAGCGCGTACTCGGATCGGCCCGACTGGCTGCAGCGACTGAGGCAAAGCGTGCTATCTCCGCGCGCTATGCAATCAAGCAGGGCCGCGTTGCGCAGGCGATCGTTGTGCGCGCAGATCAAACGCGACTGTCGCTCGAAATCAAAGCCAACGGCAAGCCAATCAGCGCGCAGCATTTCCAAGGCCGCCAAACCCGCCAGGGCTATCGATTCGTCATCCTGAAATCAGGCGCGCCCATCACCATTCGCCGCGGGTTTTCGCACGCCAACAAAGTCCCATTGATGCGAGTCGGCCCGGCCCGCTACCCGATCAAAGGGATTTTCGGGCCATCGGTTCCGGCAATGATGGAAAACCCCGCAGTGGCCGCGCCGATCGTTGAGCGTGTCGGAACTCGCGTTACCGCAGACGTCACCCGCAGAATTCAGAGAATCCTGGCATGACCATTGCAACGATTACCCTCAACCTCATCAATGGGGTTAGCCGGGTATTGCGCGAAATTGGCGGCGGGCTTGGTCAGCTCAATCAGCAGTTCGGATCGCTCAATCAGACGATCGAGCTGTTCGGCAAGGGGCTGAGCGCGGTCGCCAGCGGGTTTGGGCTTGGCCCTGCGCTCGCTGAGGCGGGCCGGTTCGAGGATGCGCTCGCTGCCGTGCAGGCGGTCACTGGCGCAACGGCTGAGGAATTCGACCTACTCAAAGCCGCGGCCGAGAAAGCCGGTCAGACCACCACGTTCAGCAGCGTGCAGGCTGCCGAAGGTCTGACCGAGCTGGCGCGCGCCGGCTTCGATGCAAGGGGCGCAATTGAAACGCTAAACCCGGTGCTGCAGCTGGCACAGGGTCAGCAATTGTCTGTTGCGGATGCCGCGCGATTCGCCACCACCACGCTGACGCAGTTTGGCCTGGCCGCCACCGATGCCGGGCGCGTTGCCGATGTCCTGGCCAGCACGGCCGACAAAACGCAAACCAGCGTGCAACTGATGGGGCTGTCGCTGAGCTACGCGGCACCCCTGGCCAAGTCGCTCGGGCTGAGTCTCGAGGAAACCTCGGCGATCATCGGCAAGCTGGCAGACGAAGGGTTCCGCGGCGAACGCTCCGGCACCGCTCTGCGGAACGTGTTTTCAAAGCTGCTCGACCCCGCCAGCAAGTTTTCTGTAGCGCTGCGCGATGTCGGCATCCAGTCGACGAACTTCACCGAGGTCATCACCCAGCTGGCCGAAAAGGGCGAGGCCGGTCGCAAGGCGCTGGTCGCACTCGATGCCGAAAGCAGGCCTGCAATCCTGGCGTTGGTGAACAAAGGCGGCGCCGGCCTGCGCGAATTGACCGCAGAGCTTGGCAATAGCGCCGGGGCCGCAGAGCGCACCGCGCTGATTCTCGGCTCGACTTTCAACGCATCCGTTACCCAGCTGACCAACAGCCTCGGGGTAGCCCGTGATGCATTCTTGGAGCCATTACTGCAGCCGCTGGCCGATGAGCTGCGGGCGATGTCTCTGCAGATTACGGAGTTCATCAAGACCGCAGACTTCGCAATTCTGCGCGACCAGTTCAAGACATTCGTATTGGATGCCGTTACCGCATTCAAAGAGTTTGCGGCGCAGATTGATTTCAAGGTTTTGACTGCGGATGTTATTGAGTTTGGTCGGCAGGCCGGAGAATCGTTCAAGTCGGTTGCGTCGTTTGCTGCTGACGCGGGCAAGGCGCTTGCCAATATTGGCGACAGCAAGTTTTTCCTCGCGCTGAGAACTGGATTCAACGTCCTGACCGGGGACATGGACGAGGCCACCGTTACGGCCGAGCGACTGCGCGCAAAGTTCGCGGAGCTGCCAACGGCGATCACCCCGGCGACCGGCAGCCTGATCGCGCTTGCAGCAGCCGGGGCGCTCACCGGCCGCGACTTCTCCGGGGTGGCTCAACAGGTCCTGGCAGCGAACGAGCAAATTGCCATCGTTGGCCCGACAGCGGCGGCGGCAGCCCCGCTTGTTGAGCAGCTGGCCGGCACGATGGCCCTGCAGGCAGAGGGCGCAAAGGCCGCGGCCGAGCAGACCAAGCTGTTCAATATCGAGGTGCTTGACCTCAAGCCCGGCTTTGATGCAGCGACCGAATCAGCAACGGCGCTGCAAATCGCGATCGCCCAGGCTTCGCCGCAATTTGGCCTGATCGGCGAAGGCGCAAAGAAGGCGGCCGACGAACTGGAAAAGGCACGGGCTGCGGCGCGCGAGGCTGCTTTCGCATTCTCAGAAATTGGTGCCAACGCATCGGCCAGCGGCGCGGAAATCACAAGGGCATTCGGCGTTGCGGTCAAGGCCGCGCTCAGCCCGAAGGATGTGCAAGCGCTGCAGATCGAGTTCAACAAACTCGCGCAAGACAGCCGAATCAGCTTTCAGCAACTTGACCAGGCCGCGAAGCTGGCCGGCGATCAGCTGGAAAAGCTGAAGACCGGAACAAAAGACCTTTCTCTGGAGCTGAAAGACGCATTCAAAGAGCTCGGGGTCAAAAGTCGAGAGGCGCTGCAGATCGATGCAGAGAAGGCACAAAAGAGCTTCGATCTGATCGTGGCAGCCGTCAAGCGCGGCGAAATCTCGGTTGACAATCTCAAAGAGGCTTTCATCGCCCTTGCGAAAAAACAGCTTGCTGTAGTTGAAAACGCCAGCGCGCAAGAGAAAGCCCAAGTCGAAGGCATGATCCGCGCCAAAGCCGCAGCCCTTGGCCTGACCGACGCACTCGACGAGATTGGTATAGCCGGACAGAAGGCCGGCGCAGAAGTCGCGAGTGGCGCAGCACAGGCCGCCTCAGCGCTCGGGCAGGTGGCGAGCGCTGCCAGTGGAGCCGCCGGGTCAATCGGCGACCTTGGAGCGGCCAGCAGCGAGGCAAGCAGCGGTCTGCGTGAGGTCGGCAGCTCTGCAACGGCCACGTCTGGTGAATTGACGCAGTTCAGCAGCGCGACTCAGGGCGCAGTGAAAAGCCAGCTGGGGGCAATCACCGCCTACGAGCGCGGGCTTGAAGTCCAGCGGCTGCAACAGGAATCGTTTGACCGCGAGAAGCGCCAACTCGGGGCGCTGACCGACGGCTACGACCCGCTGAAGCAGCAGCTTGACGACCTGGCCCGCAAATACCCGAACGTGTCGGAGGCCGCGCGCCGGTCATTGGCCGAGCAAAGGGCGGGAATTGAAGGGCTCGGGAAAACGATCGCCGATGTTCAAGCGCAGGTCACGCAGAACACGTCCAGCGTCGGCAGCCCGACCGGATTGCAGGGCAACGGACTGACCAATCAGGGCCCCGGGCAGATCGCGCCGCCAGTCACCGGTAATTTCGTCCCGCCCCAGCCATCGTTTCAGCAGGCGCCAGCACAGCAGCAAAACGTGACCTTTAACGCAGTGGTCGCGACCGATCAGGATTTGGAGGCACTGATTCGACGCGCCGCGCCATTCATTCGCAAACTCAACGCCAGGATTTGACGTGCATTATTTGCCGAACTTGCACAACGCGGTGCGCACTGCAACGCTGTCGATGTCGAATGCCGTTGCGTGATCTGTGGTTGAGCGCACGGCCGTCGACAAACAGGGCTCAGGATCAGTTGCGCTTACTGGCGGCTATACCGGTGCAGTCGATGCGACGTTTGATGTCGAGGTGTTGAATCAGGATCCGGGCTCAGATGCGCAGGTGACTGACCCGCAATTTGTGGGCGTCGGTAACGGTGCGCTGTCCGCGCTGTCGGTTGCCGGCACTGTTGCGCCGCAATCGTTCACTGTGCGCCTGGCGTCGACCGGCATCACCACTGCGAAAGCACAGGTGCAATTCGGCCCGGTCATTCTGCGCGCGCTGGCTGAAGGCGATGACGGCAACGGAATCGAGGTAACGATTGACCACAGTACGCTGGTCAGTACTGCCACCGATTACGCCACCCGAGAGGATTTGCCGGCGAACACCACCGAGATTGCCGGCGATGAATGGAATTTTGGCGCTGCTGATTTGATGGCAGATGGCACCATTCCAGCTGGTGCGCCGCGCATTCGGTTTGCTGATGATCCGCAGGTGTACCGGCATTATCGGAAGTTCAAATCGGGCCGGTATCTGTACGCATTCGCGCCAGCCATTCGGCGGACGATCGGCGCAGAGTCCCCGGTCTATCTGATCACCGGAAGCCGCTCCGTCACGATCGCACAGGATGCGACCACTGAAACACTGACTGGCGTGGTCACGCTGTACGACATGCTCTCGAAAATCCGCGAATTGCCGTCAACACTGATCGAGGTAATCGGCGTTGCCTCACAGGATTTGCTGCCGCCGGACGGAATGGGTGCGGTTGATCTGTCGTTCTGGACGTCGACCTATTTCGATTACATCGCCCGCGAAGGAACCCGATATGCAAAACGGGCCGTATTGGCGCCGGTGCTGGATTCGGATGCACCGAGCCAGTCGATCACCGTGCAATGCACGCGCGCTGATGTGGTCGGCTCGGAATTGTGGGACGTTACCGGCGCGGTTTCTGGGTCGCTGAATCAGCTGACCACAGGCGTCGCGTATTCCGATGGCCCGATCACGGCGCTAACGGTTCCGGTGCAGGTTGGCGAAACCACGCAGCAGAGCGGCGGAATCAGCTACCAAGCCGCATTGGACCACGGCTGCGCGATTCTCAAGAAGCCGGCACTTGGTGCCAATGCCACAAGCAAAACGCTCCGCGTGGTCTGGCGCAAGCGCACAAACGATGACTGCGATTGCGAGTCAATCCCAGTGGTGGGCGGTCCGAATCCGGACTGTCTCGGGGTAATCATTCCGGATGAGGAGGTGACTGTGGGGACGCCAGCTGTTTTGCGCGTCCAGCTTGATCGATGGGCCGCTTTGATTGGCGGGAAAATGCGCGGAGTTACGACAGGCGGACCGGATGCCGATCGGGTTGTGCGAGGGACGTTGAACAACGTCCGGAACCAACTCAGCAAGGCGCTCGACGATTGCCTGTTGGAACCGTTGCCGATTTGGCAGGCGAGCCACGTCTACGCAATCGACGATATTCGCGTTCCATTGACCGAGACTGGCTATGTGTTTCGGGTTTCAGTCGCCGGCACTTCCGGCGCATCACAGCCGACCTGGGTCAACACCATCGGCAGCACCACCACCGACGGCGGCGTGACGTGGGAATGCTTGAGCCGATCGCCGCGGGCATTGTGGCTTTCGATTTTCGAGCAGGCAAAGGTTGATCTGCAGTTCCTGGGGTCGCTGTTTCTGAATGGCGCGATGTTCAGCGTGACCGCTCAGAATGCCAAAGTGGGGCGCGTGCTGGTGCCTTCGTTCGAAGATGGCCCTAACGGCCATTGGTATATGTGCGAGTTTCCCGGCGTTCAGGGCGACGGAACCACAGAGCCAACGTGGCCCACTGATGGCAGCTTGCTGGAAATGCCGGCGCTCACTGGAGTTGCCGCGCAATTCCGCGACATGGGCGCATATTGGACGGCTGCCACGGCGACCGCGCTCAATGCCACGATGGACACGCATGGCCGCGGGTTCTACGTCTGCACCACTGCCGGCACGACTCACGCTACGACCGAGCCGGCTTGGCTGGCCAACACCGTGACCGACGGCTCTGTGGTTTGGACCCGGCTGCTGGTTTCGTCTGATGCGGTCGAGGTTCAAGACGGTGCGCCCGCATCGGCTGCTGATTTCGAAGCTGCGTTCGCCGACAGTCTGCGCGAGCTTTATGCGGTGGCCGGCGTAAATTTTGATTCTGCCGGCGGTCCAGGGACGGACTGCTGGCAGGATCTTGAAACCAGCTATTGGTGGGTATTCGAGCAAGGAGGCTCATACCTGCCCGCGTTCAACAACCATTATTACCATTCGGTTCGCCGCGAATTCAACGCGGAAGGAATTGAGAACACTGTCGAAACAAAAGAGTTCGGCTTTCAGATTTGCGCCTGTGCCGATGAACTTACGGAAGGCGACTATATCGATATTACGATCAACGTCACTGGCGGCAATGGGCTTGGGACTTACCAAGTCGGTGACAAGTTCACCATCTATTGCACGAAAGCAAGTCCTGTTCTATTGAGCGGCGGAACCGATGGGGACAACACGCTGACATGGAATGTCACGGGGTCCGTCGATGGCAACTTGGCAGACATGGCGCTGGATCAAACCGACCCCTTGACGTTTGTCTATTCGGATTCGGACGTGTCGTTTACGATCACCCCGGGCGGAATTGCATTTGCTGCCGGCGATCAATTCACGTTCGCAGTGGAGGGCGGGCAATTCCGTTGGCGCAAAAACGCGGGCAGCTGGTCGGCGGATACGCAGATCGAGCCGACGGTTACGCTGTCGGACGGGCTGAGCGCGGCGTTTACGTACGGGGTCGATCCTTCGTTCTCGCCGGGTGATTCGTGGTCATTCCTGGCCCGGGCAATCAACGGTGTGGACCAGCTGCGCCAGCCGACTGACGCGCGCGCGGCGTGGTCGGCAACCACTGCGATCGTGGTCACGCCAGCGGCACCGCTCACTGTGGACGCTCTGTTCATCGGCGATCACCTGATCCCGAGCACGGAAACGATCACGCTGCAGGGCAGTGACGACAATTTTGCGACCACGCCGACGTCGATCAGCATCCCGTGGAACACCAGGCACATCGCGCACATTCTCGATGCACCGGTCACCAGGGCGAAGTGGCGGGTCAATATCACCGGGGCCGGCTCGACTTCGTGGGTCTACCTCGGGCAGTCGCAGCGGATGCTGCTGAGTTCTGGCGTGGTGGAGCTCGGCCGCATTGACGAAGCTTGGCGGTTTCCAAGCGCCGGCGGGATTCGCTCAGGCGTGGGCTACAGCATCTCGCACGAATGCCTGACCAAAGCGAGCGGGCGGGCGCTGTTCGCGATGTGGGCGCACGCCAAACAGTACGACGCGGGCCGCCTGGGCGTGCTGCCGAATGAGGACGAACCCGAGGACGGGCAGATCGTCGAATTGCTGGCGGCGACGCTGCCGATGGTCGATCAGGCGCGGGCGTTCCAGCCGCGCGACCCGGTGAACCGGCTGCTGTCAATCAGCTACGACGTGGAGCCGATCGCGTGATTCTCTGGCTGACGATCTACAGCACGCCGCCAGTGCATCTGTACGGGCACCCTGATGCACTGGCCGAACTGCCGAACGATGAGCGCCGGGAACGCCTGCTGGCCGATGTGCAGCCACTGCAGTCGCAGCTTGAGGACGAAAATCCCACGCTTGTCGTGGATCTCGAAAATGGAGCAGGGCAGGCGGCCGTGTTGTTCGCTGACCCGCCGATCGGGTACCGTGCTGAATTGCGATCCGCCGACGGCCTGCTGTTCTCGGGTGTGGTGAATCAGATCACGTTGGGGCGGTCGGCGCAGTTGCGGGTTGAGGCATGAAGTACATCACGCCCGGCCCGAAATGTTCAGCCCGACCATCGCTATCGGTCAGGGTGAAATTCGGCACGAAATAGGCGGATTGTCCCGCCTCCCGCGCGCGACGCGCAGTTAGGCGCAGCGCAAAAAACGGCGATCGCCGCATCGAGTCCGCCGATTTCTTGCGGGCGATTTTGCGAATGGATGGCATATCAGCGCGCCGCCGCCGCGACCTGGATTTTCACGCAGTGTTCCGCCTGGGTGTAATCAATCCGATCCGATCCGGGCATGCGCCATTGCTGCATGCACTTCTTTGCAGCCCATCCGTCACGCGGATCGTATGCCAGTTGCGCAAGTCGGTCGCGCGCATAGCGCTGGTCGCTCTCGCAATCCCAGCCCGGCGTTTTCTTTTCAGAGCAAGTCTTTTCGAATACCTCGCTTTCGATTTCCGCGGCGCTTTTCACCTTCGCTCGCGGAACGACTCGAACCGGAGTCGGCCCGGTGTATTGCGCCTCTACTGGCCTGCGCGCCTCGCGCTCTGCGGCTTCGCGCTTCATTCGCGCCATCCGGGCGGATTCTTCCGCCTGCTTCTGAGCAACGCTTGCGCGAGCCTGTTCGGCCTTGATGCACGCCATGTACTGATCCATTGGCGCGCCGTCATCGCAAGAGCTGGCGCTGGGCGGATGCGCGGCGAACAATGCCAACGGCGCAAAAATCAGAAGCAACAGAATCAGACGCATAACAAACCCCGGCAATCAGGACGCGATACTGTAAACCATGATCCCCTACACCGCACCCCTGCCGATCCGCAATAGCTCAGTCTGGGGCGAATTCGCCAAGGCCGAGCCGATCCCGTACCGCTGGGGCGAGCTTGCCGGATCCGCGATTCAGTACAGCTCCGATCGTCGCCTGTGGTGCTGGTCGGATGGCGCGTGCTTTCGGATTGATTCCGTCAGCGTCGAGGGCCAGCAGCGCCAGGACTGGAGCTGGCGCAATGCGATCGACCGCGCTGGCTCGCCGGTGTGCTTGATCGAATTCGGCGAGCCTCCACCATCCGGGGCCTCGGTTGTTGCCACTGGCCGCGGGCGTCTCGACAGCCGCACCGGTGCGCTGATCGACAATCCCGCGGACGTGGTGCGCGATATCGTCGTGAACATCTGCGGCAACAGCCTGGCCGCCGGCATCCTTGACCAGTTCCGGGCCGAGTGCATGCCCCTGCCGATTGCCGGCGAACTCACCGGCGGATCGGTGCAGCAGGCCCTGCGATCGGTCTGTGATTCGGTTGGCGCGGTGTTTTCGCCGTTGCATCCTGGACTGTGCCAGATCCACCCGGGCGGCCAGTACGTCGGCACGCAACACGCGGTGACCGGGCGATATGCTGGGACAGATGTGAGCTGCAGCGCCGGGCTCGACGACATCGCCAACGACATCACAATCAGCTATGCCCACGTCGACGGCGATGCAACCGCATCACTGCAGCTCGCATCGCCCGCCAGTATCGAGCGCTTCGGGCGCCGACAGCTTGCGGTGTCGCTGCCGTGGGTTCGACTGCCGCGCATTGCCTATGCCGTCGGCAGGCGCCTGCTGCAGCACTCAGCCAGGCCGAGGTGGCGGTACTCGGCCCGCAATATTCCCGAGGTCCTGTTGGCCCCGGGCGACTCGCTCGCGATCAGCTCAGGCTACGTGCCGCCAGCCGTGGCCACGATCAACCGGCTATCGCTGGACTACCGGCGCGAGACGACCAGCGTGGAGCTCGCAGACGCATGGGTGGGCCCGGCGACCGCCGTCACGATCGTCAGAACCAGTGTGCAGTTCACGCCGCCAGCCGAGTCCGGGGTGTCGGTGTCCGCTGCTGGTGCTGACCATGTGCTGACGATTCTGGACGATGCTGGCCGACCAATTCCGCAGGCCCGAGTGACGATTGACCGATCAATCCTGCGGCTCGCTGATTCGGGTGGCATTGTGCGCATCCCTCAGGCGCTGATGCCCGCCGGTCAGCACCATCTGCTGATCGAGGGGCCTGGAATGTCCGCGCTTGAAACCGTGGTGACCGTATGAGCTACCAGCTACGACCGGCGCAGTCTGCGGGCCGGCCGCTGATTCAGACTATTCGATTGCCTCGGGCTGGGGCTGCTGCTGGTGGCACTGCTGGCGATGGCGGCGGGGGCGGAGTTCCGCCGGCTGACATTTTCCTCGGCTGGGGATCGCCAGGGGTTCCGTTTATCGCCGATCTGAGCGCGGACGGCAGCAACGCCCCCGGGACCCCGTTCCCCGCGACGCTCGCGCTAGCTCCGGGCGGCGAGTCGCAATCGATCGGCCCGGCCTCTGGAATCACGGGGGCGGTATCGTTCGCCGCGCTGCTCGCGGGACTGACGATGGACGCAGAGCCGACGTGGGCGATCGAGTGGACTGGCGCAGATCCGAGCACAGCAACGTGGATTGCGTGCGGCCCGATCCTGTCGGTCGTGCTCAATGAGCCGGTTGTGCCTGGGCTGCATACCGTGACGGCGACCTACCTCGGGACGGATTATGGGCCGATCACGCTGGAGGTCAGCGCGTAGGCGGCCAGCAGCATACTCAGCCGCTGAGTGTCGCTACAGCCGCGCCAGAGCATGACCGGCGGCGATTGATCGCTTTGATATCCATCGGGGAACACGTAAAGCCTCTGGCCATCCGGCGAAATGAAGTGGTCGATGTAGTCCAGTTCGCCGCAATCGTAGAAAAAGCACGCCTGCCAGCCATCGCGCGCGGGTAGCGTTACCTCGCCCCACCATTCCGGATTTTCATCCGGTGGCGCGGCGCTGTGTGCGATATCCAATAGATTGTGCTGGCCCCATGCATCAAGCGGGTGCGGGCTCCATG